TAATAACCTAGGCAAAATCGCAGACGTATTAGTTGCTTTAGGGATTAGCAATAATCCATCAGCAACAAAACTTTGCGACCATGTCAAAAGTTATCTGGCATCGGAAGTCGTTAAAGTGCTAGTATCTATAAAGATACCGAGCCTCAAGACCACCGGTTCAGAATCCTCTGTGCCTGCAGAGCAGGTGTGAGAGCCTTTGATGTTCAACCCCCATACTAAAGGTAGTTCGGGAAGTCCACTAACCCGATGTCACATCGACTGTGACACGATCTAGCTCGAATCTCAAAGGAGACTAAAGCATGAACAAAGGAGTAATCCCAAGTTCGAGATCGGGTCTATCGTTGCGACTATCTGTTATTGGTGTACCAACTTACTCAATAAATCCATTTGTGGATTTACTTGAGAAGTGGACTAAATGCAGCGGTGAAGAATGGGCAGTCAAGAGATGTAAATCTCTGAAGCTCACCCTCATTCAGCTTCGCTCGAAATCTTCCCTGACAGTTCCTTTGGCAAGGAATCGTCGTGGGGAAATCAAGGGCGTTGTTGGCAGTCTGATGCGATGGGGCCTTAGGTCTGATAAGAACTTTTTTAAAGTTCTGTCAGCCTTTATGGCTTATACGCATTGGTCCTCTGTCAGGATGACAAAGGAACAAAGGAAGAAATTCCTCAGTGCTGTCAATGCTGAACCGGTTCCTATACCGGCTAACTTTGTATCCCATTTGGAATGGGTTACAAGGCATTTAATCCGTGGTAGAACCATTCGTGGAAAACCTCAATCACTTATGCTATGGCGGGGATCCTCTGAAAAGAGGGCTCCTACCGTGCACAGTGGTCCAGTACCTCAATCGGAAAAGATGTTGGGAGAGCTTATGCTTCTCAATAATCATCCGACGATGGAGCATGTGGGAAATTTGTGGACTGAGATTTATTCTCATGTCTTTAAATTTACTCACTTTGGTAAGTTTATGATGCAACATCATGTTGCACCGGATACTTACACTCCGATGGTAGCTGGGGAGGTGCATTTCCTACAAGAACCTGGATACAAGATGAGAAGCATAGCTTCTCCCTACAGATTGTTTCAAGTGGCTTCTCAGCCATTGAAAGACGATCTTGGATCCCTTGTGTCTTCGCTTGAGTGGGATTGTACCCACGATCAAGGCAAGGCAATGCCAGCTGTACAGGAAGCTTTGAAGCAGCATAAAAAGGTCTACTCTGTAGATCTCTCTAGTGCTACTGATTACTTCCCATTTGAACTGCAGCAAATAGTTTTGGAAACTATTTATGGCAAAGATAATCCATATATTCGGTTGTTTCGCGAAGTTTCGCGGGCCGACTGGATTAGTGAATTAGGCATGATTACTTGGAAGCGCGGACAGCCATTGGGCTTTAACCCGAGTTTCTTTGTTTTCACGCTAACCCATGGTCTGGTACTTATGACCCTGTTGGGTCGTGAGTATAACCATGAATTCTTTGTCCTGGGGGACGACGTTGTAATTCTTGATGAACACCTGTTCACCAAGTATACAGAGTTCCTCAGTGCTATGGCATGTCCCTATTCTCCAGACAAGACCTTAATCTCCAGTGAACTTGCTGAGTTCGCTGGGAAGGTTGTTATCCCTGATGCTGTGTACCCACAATTAAAGTGGAGAAAAGTATCAGATGATAACTTCCTTGATCTTGCGCGGTTAATAGGTCCGAAGATACGGTCCTTGCTCACAAAGAAGCAAAATGAAGTCCTGGAGGTGTTTTGTCATCTCCCTGGTTTCATTCATCCGTATGGCCTCAATTGGTCATTTCCAGGATCAAACCTGGAAATAATGATTGAAAGAGGCCTAAAGATCTGCTTCCGTGAACGAGTGTTGGACTCCCTAACGGGTCTAAGCAAACATGTTAATAATCAGCTTTATGCTGACTTTGGCAAGTTTGCAAACGACCTTACATTGGTTGCCAATGTTGAGGCAATCAAGAAGGAAGTTTCAACCTTCGACGAGAAGGTTAAATCCGTATTCCTTAGGCTAGGTTATGCTCGTAAGCATTACGAGTATTTCCTAGAAGGCCTAAAGGATATACCTATGGCTCTCTGTGAGACGTCCAAGTCTCATGAGTTGCCTGCTGAGTCTAAGTTACCTTCACGGGTAACATTGGTTCAGCGGTTGTCCTGGCTCATCCACAAATTGGATAAATCACCAAAACAGGAGTCAATATGATGACC